CCACCAGCTCGGCGCGGACGGCCTCGTATAGGGAGGCTTTGGCCTGTCGGTACTGCTTGCGGGTCTCTCTCGCCCTGGCCTTCCTGTCCTCGTAGTAGCGTAGCCAGCGCCCCGAGTGGTGGTGCCAGTCGTGTATCGTGACTGAGTCGGCCTCGAGGAAGCCGACCTCCTTGAGGGCCTGGAGGAGGGCTCCGGGCTCCCCCCGCCAGCCTACTCGAGGCTCGATCAGGTCCGGTGAGGCAAGCACTCCGCTCCTGGCGAAGCGCAAAGCGAAGATCCAAAGCCGGATCAGGTAGACCTCAGCCTCCGGGCCGACCTTCTCCCGCAGCGCCCACACCTTTGGATGCTCGAGGAAGTTGTCTTCGATTAGGATATGCATGCCCCCCCCCCTTCGGTCTTCGATCTCAGCGTCTCAGGATCTCGAAGAGAGAATCGAGGTCCGTACCCTTGGGGACGAGGGCCGCCGCGCGGAAAGCGAGGAGCAGTCCCAGGTCGATCTCCAGGGCCTTCGCGAGCCTCGACAGGAGATTGGGTTTTGGGGGTCGCACCTTGTCCAGCTCGACGCAGGATAGGTAGCTCTTGGTGGATCCGACCTGCGCGGCCAGGGCGTCCAGAGTGAGGCGCTTCTCGCGCCTGGCGGTATGGATCACTTCTCCGAGAGTGCGCCCCAGGATGATCGCCATGTTGCCTCCTTCTGAATCTTGGATTGCGGCACCGCTACCCTCACTCCACAAGGAGCTTCTCTCACGGCACCGCGTCCGTTTCCCCCACCAGGGCCAGCTATCCGTTGCTCCTGGGGGGCTCCTCTCGGGAGCCCCCTAAGAGGCCGCGCCGACCGCTGGGGTTGGCAGGCGCGGCCAGAGAAGAGAGGGAGGAATCTGGTCAGATCACCTCGACGGAGACGGACTCCTTCCCCCTCTGGAAGAAGGGGGAAGTGTGGGTTCCATCCTGGACCAGCTTCTTGGTGGCCTCGAGTTCCTTCCACGCGTTCTCGCCGAGTTCTCCGGTGATGTAGGCCTGAGCGTCGAACTTCACGCTCCCGGCCCTGCGGGAGAGGATCACCTGGTTGTCGCCGAAATCCTGGACGAGCTTCTTCTGCTGGCCCAGCTCCGGCAGGAGTCTCTTGCGGATCTCCTCTTTCGCCTTCTCGAATTTCTCCTGGACGTCATCGAGGGTCTTCTTCATCGAGACGGCGTAGGCGACGAGATCCGCAATGGCCTCCTTCTCGATGAAGTCCTCGCAGTCCTCGCCCGCGAAGAACTGCACCGCCTTCTTGGCGTTCTCTTTGCTCTCGGTCTCTTTCGACGGGGTCTGAGCGGAGGGAGCGGGAGGTGCGTTGACCCCCTCAACCCCAAAGGGGAGCTCCTCCTCAGCCGCGGTGTCCTGAGCGGGTTGCGACGAGAGTTTGTAGCGCTTCACGGCATGCCCTCCTCTCTGAAGAAGGTGAAATTGAAGGACTGTTTCCCGTTGAAGACCTTGCCTTTCTCCAGGACCACCCAGGCGGTGGATCCAGACTGGGCTCTGAGGGCCTCGGCCCCCAGCGTGTGATCGAAGGTGTTGGCCCAGAGCTCGGAGCCGTCGGCCAAGGCAACCATGAGGCCGTACATCGTCCAGGGCTTGCCGTTTTTGACCCCTTCCTTCTTCGCGGTCTTGAGGACGGTGACCTGCTCGGCGTTCGGCGGGGCGGCGGGGCCGACCTTGGCCTGCGCCGAAGCGGGGGGGGGCTCCCCTACCGGGGAGTCAGACACCGGGGCAGAGCCCCCCCCCGGAGAATAGGAGGACTCGGGAGCGGGCAGCTTTGACGATGACTCGTCGGTCCCCACCAGGGGGACGACATCGGCCCTCTCACCGGCCTGATCCATCTCGTCCTTGGTATATATGCCCGAGAGCTGCCGTGGGAACGCCTTGCGGAGGGCAAGCGCCTCCGCGCACTTGGCCAGCATCAGGTGCGGCATCTTCTGCCACATCCAGTCGGACCCCTGGGGCGGGACGTACTCACTCCAGCGAGCCGTCGCCGTGAAGGCGCATCGCTGACCGCCGACGATCTTCCAGACGGTGACGGACGCCGCGAAGGATTCGGTCCTCGGCTGGCCGGAGTAGACGGGGTCGTCGTTCCCCGCGTAGAGGCCGGTGTCCTCCGCTCTGGCGCGGAAGAGGTCGATTGAGGTGATCGGGGTGTAACGCCGCTCCCCGGTCTTCCGATCCACCCTGACGCTCGGGTGGATTAGCCGATCCAGCGGATGCACGGCTTGCCTCTGGCAGTCATGCAAATAAAGACGGAGCTCAGAGTCCTCAGCGCCCTTGAAGATCGTGTTCCTGATCGTCTCCAGATCCTCCCGGGTGAGCTTCGCCTCGCTCTCCGTGATGATCCCGATCCCGTTCCCGTTCCCGTTCCCGCTACCGGCGGGTGCCTTGCTGAGTGCGGTGTTCACGGCCTCCTCCTATCCTAAGACTTGACCCATGCCAGCGCCGCCAGGCGCAACAGCCTCTCGGCCTCATCCTGATCCACGAGGGTCTTGACGTACCCGGCGTCCGGGTCCAGCCAGGTCTCCTCGATGGCGCTGCCGTGGAGCTGGACATCCAGGACCAGGCCGCGCCGCGATCTCGCCGTCATCGGCGGGTGAGTGCTGATACGGAACGAGTAGCCGTCCAGGTGGAGGTACGCCGACTCTTGCGAGTGCGACACGGGGGCCTCCTCGATGTCTGAGGGCCGCATGGGGCGCACCCTGACGATTGCGACGCCCTCCGGCAGCGCGAGCTCGTCGCGCTGCTCATCGAGCTCGGGGTACCACGCCATTTGGGAGCCGGGCGTGAGCCCGGCCAGGCTCTCCACGGTGCGCCACTGGTCGTGCTCTCCGGCGCGCACCAGGAAGCCTCCGAGATCCTCCCACGCCCTGAGTACGGAAGGGGGGACTGCCGCCGCGGGGGTTTCGTGGTTCGCCAATGTGGCCTCCTATTCTTGCGGCCCTATCGCCGCACGCATAGTATACGGCGGACGAGCGCATAATCAACAAAAATCGTATTCGGAATAGCGAGATTTTTAAGCCGTTGCCGCCAAGTGGATTGCGCGTTGTTTTGCGATTAGTCGCTTGGAGCGCTGGAAATGTGAGAATCATGTACCACCCCATGTGATAGTGCCCTTCCTATCGTATCGTATCGTATCGTATCGTATCCTCTCGTATCGTATCCTTCCGTGTTATCTATCCTTGCAGTGTTCGCTGATAAAATCAGACCACCAGCCCTCCCACACACCCTCTAAAACGCTCTAGGATTCGATTTGCCGCGTTTTTATGGAGTTCTTGGCTTTCGGAGCCTCTTGCCTCTGGATCGGGGCTTGGCGGTACACTCTAGGCCCTACAGGCCTCATCTTCCCGATCTTGGTTTCGCTTGCTTTGCGCCGTCTGTGGTCGTAGGGTTAGTGTGTGGCTAGAGAGCGGGTATCGGGACCTGGGGAGGGGCTCCTATGAGTATCGAACGCTGGCGCTTCACGGTCAGGCATAGGATCTTCGGGTACCGAAGGCCGCGGGATCACGGGTCGAACTACAAGGCTTACCTGAAGTTCAAAGACAATGTTAGGGTCTACGCGCTCGCGGTCGGATTCCGCTCCGACGTCAGGCCGGGGAACGGTGGCGACGTCTACCGGCTCTCGGTCTTTCCGAGGTGGAACCGCCTTCCGCGGTCGGATTGGTCGAACGTCTTCAAGGCGATCGAGGACGCCCTTTTTTCGTTCGATCGGTATATCGTGCCGGGTCCGGAGTGCGATATGGTCTACAAGACGGGCGAGCCTGACGAGATCAGGGTCCTCGTCGAGCGGATCCCTCGGGCGGTGGCGACGTGAGAGGACCGTTCGCCGAGAGCTCTATTTCGGCGTTCACGTCTTGACTCGCTGCGGGTAGCGGGATACTCTCCCGGTATGGCGAGGAGAGGTAGACCTACCCTCTTCACCCCCGTGAATCGGGAGAAGATCCTGACGGCGATCCGGCTCGGGGCCGCCGATATGATCTGTGGCGCGACCGCGGGAGTGGAGTACTCGACGATCCGCAAATGGGTCGAGCGAGGCGAACGCGAAACGAAGGGCGAGTACTTCGATTTCGCCCTAGCATTGAAAGCTGCCAAGGGCGAGCGCGTCAATCGCTGGCTGGCGATGATCGAGAAGGCCGCGCAGATCGGGACCTGGCAAGCGGCTGCCTGGAAACTTGAAAGGCTCTACTCCGAACTCTACGGGCGGACGGTCCAGCGGATCGAGCAAGTCGGTCCAGACGGCAAGGTGGTCAAGCCGGAGACCCACGTCCACCTGACCGTCGACCTCTCGAAACTCAAGGACGATGAACTCGAGCTATATCGCCGCCTTGCTGAACGAGGTGCGGTCGAATCCGGCGCGGGCTCTCCTCCGGGCGGAAGCGGAAATCCTCCGGCGTAGCTTATCCGCTTACGCGAGGGCGGCATGGGCGGTGATAGAGCCCTCCACGCCTCTCGTGTGGTCCTGGCACATGGAAGCGGTCTGCTCCCATCTTCAGGCGGTCACGGAGGGGCGGATCAGGAGACTCCTGATCAACATCCCGCCGAGATCGAGCAAGTCGACGCTCGTTTCGGTCCTCTGGCCGACCTGGGAGTGGACGAGGGATCCTGGGGGGCGCTGGCTGTTTGCGTCGTACTCTCTGGATCTGTCGACGCGTCATTCCCTTCAGCGAATCCGGGTAATACAGTCGGACTGGTATCGCGAGCGATACGGGGATAGGGTGGCGCTCTCTAGGGACATGGCCAACAAGCGCGAATTCGAGAACACCGCAACGGGCTACATGATCGCCACGTCTGTAGGCGGGACGGTGACGGGCCGCGGCGGCAACCGGCTGGTCCTGGACGATCCGCACAACGTCGGGGAGGCCGGGTCGGACGTGATCCGGGCGGGCGTCCTCGACTGGTTCAACACTGCCTGGGCGACGAGACGGAACGCTGCGACCTCTTCCGAGGTCTGCATCATGCAGCGCGTCCACGAGGACGACGTGGCCGGGGAGATTCTCCGCGCGGGCGGATGGGAGCGCCTTCACGTCCCTATGGAGTTCGATCCGGAGGCGGCTCGTGAGACGAGCATCGGCTGGAGAGATCCTCGGACGACCGCCGGCGAGCTGCTTTGCCCTGAGCGGTGGTCGTCCGAGACCGTCGCTGATCTGAAAGCAAGGCTCGGCTCCTACGCCTACGCCGGGCAGTACCAGCAGAGGCCGGCACCGGCGGCCGGCGGACTCTTCAAGCGCGGATGGTTCCGCTACTACGACCGCGCCGAGGGAGCCAGGATCAGGCTAGACGACGGAAGCACGCTGGATCCGAGATCGTACGCCAGGTTTGTGACGGTCGACCTCGCCGCGTCCCTTCGCGAGTCCGCGGACTATACGGTGATCGCGGTATGGGGGCTCTATCGGTCGAACCCGTCGAAGCTGATCCTGCTCGACTTGGAGCGCGAGAGGATCGAGGGGCCTGACATCCTTCCGCGAGTCCATCGGGCGGTGAAGACTTGGGGCGCGAAGTCGGCGTATATCGAGCGAGCCGGATTTCAGTTGGCGTTCGTCCAGGCCGCAAAGCGGGCGGGGATCCCTGTCCGGGAACTCGAGGCGGACAAGGACAAGGTGAGCCGATCAATGACGGCTCAAGCGATGATGGAGGCGGGGCGGGTCCTCTTCCCGAGGAATGCGGGATGGTTGGCCGACTACGAGCGAGAGCTGCTTCTCTTCCCGACGGGATCCCATGACGACCAGGTCGACGTGACGAGCTACGCGGCCGAGATCGCCGGAACGCTCGGGAAGGACTTCGCGGCGGCCGGCGCGGACTCGAAGAGGAAACCGGAGATCGCGGAGATTCTTCCGTCCGACCTGCTCGCGGGCGGTGGAGATCCCAGAAAGCGTCTGGTCGGGTATTGATTTCGGCGGCGGTTAGGGTAGGATTCGCGATATGACCGTCCCGCAGTTCCTCCGGTCGAGCGTGGCAGGCGAGATGTATTCGCGTGCCCTGGCGAGTGTCTATCGGGGCGGGTTTCAGATCTACGACCCGTCTCAGGCTCTCGCGAAAGACCCGGACATCATCCGCAAGCTGTTCCTCGATCCGGTGATCGCCCATGCAAGGCAGATCCGACGCCACATGGTCGCCGGACAGAAGTGGCAATGCGAACCGGCATCGAAGTCCCCGGTTGACGTCCTCTGGGCGAAGACCTGCGAGAAGCTTCTGTCGCGCTGCTCCGGACTCAGGAACTCGCTCTTCAATCTCGCCGACGCCGTATTTGTCGGATTTACGCTGGGGCAGATCCGGGGCGAGCGTAGACTCGTGATCGGCCCGGATGGAGTTCCTCGGAACTGGCTCGTCCCGGTCGAGGTCAAGGACGTCTCGAAGCTCCGGTTCCGCCCGATCCCGTATCGGGAGGCAAAGGGAACGGCGGACGAGCGGGTAGACATCAAGTGGGAGATCTTCAACGTCGCCCGCGATGCTTGGGAGCCGCTCAAGTACCCGGAGTGCTTCGTCAAGCACAAGTACAACGACAACGAGGCCAGTCTCGGTTACGGTACCGGACTGATCGACGCGCTGTATTACTTTTGGCGCTCGAAGGAGCTGGCTCTCACGGAAGGGCTCGGGGCCGTCGAGCGCTGGGCGCAGGGGCTCGTCGTGGTCAAGGTCGACGGCGGGAGAGAGGCGGCGACATCGGACCCGAATACCACGCTGCTCGACGTCGCAATCGAGCAGGTTGCGAATCACCGCTCGCGGCACGTCCTGGGTGTTGACAAGGTCGACGACGTCACGGTGGTCCCTGGGCCGGGCGAAGGCTACCAGATGGTCCAGCAGATGATCGGCTACCTCGACTCGTCGATGGTGTCGCTGATCCTGGGTTCGACGATGTCGAGCGACACCGGGGGCGGGGGCTCCTACGCGAGCGATGCGGTCCAGCAGGACACCAGGGAGATGTTGGTTCAGTACGACCGGGAGCTGCTCTCCGAGTCTCTCACGAGGGATCTGATCGGGTACATCCGACGGTACAACCAGCCTATTCTCCTGGAGGCCGGGCTGCTGGCGGCGGAAGATCCGCGGTTCAGGATCGTCGACGAACGCGCCTACGACCCGAGGGTAAGGTCCGAGATCCTCACCCAGTACCTCCAGAACGGGATCCCGATCAAGCGAGAAGAGGTCTATGCGGGATCGCCCTTCACCATGCCGGACGCGACGGACGACGTATTCGAGAAGGCTCCGGACCCGATGCTGGGCCTCGGCGGCTTGCCGGGCCTGGGCGCTCTTGCGGGCGGCGAGTTTGCGCGGCCTGCTGCTGCGGCGGATCAGAGGGCCGTCGTAGGAGAGTCCGGCAGGACGACGGAAGATCGCGGCGATGTGGCGAAGTTCGCTGCGATTCTTGAGGCAGCGAGACAACCGGCCCCGCAAGCGCCGAGGGTGAACGTCACCGTCAGCCCGCCGGAGATCCACCTGACGACCCCCCCCGTGAATGTCCACATGGAGGCGGCGAGTCCGGCGGCCCCTTCGGTACCCAATATCACCGTGAACGTCCCGGAGAGGGAAGTCAGGATCGAGAACCGTGCCGGCGATGTCGCGGTGACCGTGCCAGAGCGCGAGGTTACGGTGAATGCCGGGGAAGTTCGCGTAGAGGCTCCGATCACGGTGGAGCCGGCAAAGACCCCGGACGTCAAGGTCGACGTCGACGTGGATGTTCGGGGCGGGTCCAAGCGGGTCGAGTTCGCACGGGACGCCAACGGCAACATCTCGGCCGCGGAAGTGAAGCCGCAGGAGCGAAAGGAATAGAGCCATGCCAAAATCCAGCACGTTCTCGGAAGACATCCTCAACCTCGTCTTCCGGGGAACCCCCATCGCCAACATCGCCGACAACGCTTCGTCGTCTCCGCTGACGAACCTCTACCTGTCCCTGCACACGGCGGACCCCGGGATCGGCGGCCTGCAGACCACCAACGAGGCGACCTACGGCGGATACGCCCGGCTTGCGGTGGCGCGAAGCGCCGTCGGATGGGACGACGCCACGGGCGTCCAGCAGACCGTCAACGCGGCGCTCGCCCAGTTTGCCGAATGCACCTCAGGCTCCAACACGATCACCCACGTCGCCATCGGGACGGCGTCGAGCGGCGCGGGGAAGGTTCTCTACGCGGGGGCGCTCTCGTCGTCCCGCGCGATCTCGGCGGGCATCCAGCCGCAGTTTGCCGATTCCGCCCTTACGGTACAGGAGACGTAATAGCCGTGTCGCCCGGAGCCGGGATCGTCTTGACGAGGGAGCTTGCCGGGGCGATCCTCGACATCGCCGACGCCATGGATGTCTCCGGCACGGCGGTCGAGTGGGCGGACGGCGGCGGGCGCAAGGCGTGGGCCGCGGCCTTCGTCGCGGCCTGTAACGTCTCGCCGGATCATCCGGTCGCGGAGGGCGACGAGTGGCGCGAACTCCGGGAGAGGATGCTCGAGGAGTCGCGATGAGCGATTATTTCTGCAAGGAGTGTCTGGCCCCGGCTTCGGTCGGCGAGGGCGGCGCGATCTCCAGGACGTGCGGCCACAGGGGGACCATTCTCGCGGGGCTTTCCGCGACGGTCTACGGGGAGTCGTGGGCCAGGGCGGGGGTCTCGACCCGCGCCATGATCGTCCTCCGCAACCTCGTCAGGAAGCTCCTGGCTCTCTGCCTCGGGGTGAAGGGGACGCCGAAGCGGGAGGCGTAGCATGGCGGGCTTCCGCAACCGCAGGGAGTGGCTCGCCGCCGAGACGGACGGCTCGCGCAGGCTGGGCAACTTCCGGAAAGTGCCTTCCCAGGCGTCGGTCGCCGGATGGTGGGTCGATCTGTCGATGGCCTCCGGGAATCCCAAGCCCAACTACTACGCCGCCGATCCTCTGGTGGCCGCGACGCTCTCCGGATTCAACGGAATCCTCCACGGGGACGACGTGGCCCCTAAGAGGAAGTACCTCACCCGGATCGGGATGGCCACCCCCACGGCCGGGCTGGTCGGGCAATACAACCTCCTGGACTACCTCCTCTACTACCCTTTCGTGGACGGCGACTCCTCCGACGAGCAGGTCCTCGACAACACCGTCACGCTGCCCCGGTACGAGGACGGAGACGGAGTCCGGGCGGTGGCGGTGGCGGTCACGCCCTCCACGGGCTCGGGGCAATTCACCTACACCTATACCGACCACAACGGCGATACGCGTGTGTCCCCCAACATCTTCTGCTCCGTGGCGGCCGCGAACATTGCGTCCGTCGTGACGAGCGAACCGGCGACCGCAGCCGGGGGGATGCTCTACCTGCCGATGGCCTCCGGCTCCAGAGGAATCCGGAAGATCAACTCAATCACGTTCTCGGTGCTCAACGGAGGGTTGATCGCCCTGGTTCTGGTCAAGCCGATTGCGGCCCACGCGATCTACGAGGCGGGCGTGCCGAGCGAGACGCATTGGCCCCAGGAGAAGTTCGCCCCGCCGGAGATCAAGGACGACGCCTATCTGAACCTGATGATGCGCTGCACCGCCACCGTTGCGGCGGGGCTTCTGGCGGGCGACCTGGACACGACCTTCAAGTAGGAGCGAGACGACGATGGGCTTCACCAGCCTGGACGACCTGATCAACCAGATCACCGTGAACTCGAAGCGCGTGAGGCGCGACTACTCGAAGACCACCACGCCGGTCCACACGGCGGGCGGATGGCACGCGCTTGCGGGGCTCAACGGGAACCCGAACGCCGGAACCTACCCAGGAACGGATCTGCTCTTCCAGTCCTGCTGGGAAACCAGCGGCGACGGAACGGTGGTCATCGGCCCGCAGCACGGCGGCAATCCCGGAGGGTCCGCGACGAAGCACCTCCTGGGAGTCTCGGCCTCGATGGTGGCCGCTGCGGGAGCCCCCTGGAAGGCCCAGCTTGTGGACCTCCAGGGCTACTACCGCCTCAGCGGCACGAACGTCACGGGGACCAGCTCCAGGACGCTCATCAACTCCAACACCTTCACGGCCTCGAACTCCGGCGGCGACCTCCTCCTCACCTACACCAACGACTTCAACACCCTCACGAAAGTGCGGTTCACGACCTCCGGGACTCTCCCAACGGGGCTCTCCCTGGCGACGGACTACCACATCGTGCGCCAGTCTTCGACGACGGCGAAGGTGGCGACGAGCCTGTCGAACGCCATCGCCGGAACGTTCGTCGCCTTCACGGACGCGGGCTCGGGAACCCACACCCTCACGATCCAGATGAGATCGGCTTCCGGATCCGGAGTGGAGGCGTACTTCGTGGTCCAGACGGCCCCCACGGGGGGAGGCCCGAACCTGACGGCGAGCGACTACACCAACCAGGCCGGGACCAGCGGGAGGGCCTTCCAGGGCTCTCCCACCAACGGCGCGGCGGCCGACGCCTACGCCGCCAGGATCGTCCACTCCGGCAACGCCTCGGGCCGCTTCGGAGCGTTCCTCCCAAAGCAGGGAAGCGACACGGGAATCCAGATGGTCAACAGCTTCACCTGGTCGGGGGGCACCGCCTACACGGGGTCCGGGGTGATCGCGCTGTGCCTGGCGAGGCCGATCACGGACCCGATCATCCTTCCCGCGACGGGCGTGGTGGTCGAGCGCGACTACATCGTCGGCAAGGGGGCGCTGCCGAAGATCGACGACGGCGCGTGCCTGGTCTGGCTCCTCTTCGGCACCGGCGCGACGACGAACAACTCGCCCTTCGAGAGCGGCCTGGAGTTCGGGTGGGGCGGATAGGAGATGCTTCTCCGGAACGGCTCGTCCCTTGGAAGCGGCCCCGGAGTGCATTCGGGGGCGTCGCCCATCGGGGTATGCCTGCCCAACGGCTCGAGGGCCGGAACCCGGCTCGGCTTCTACGCCGGGGAGGGGACCTCGAACGGGGCGGGAGACTCCCTGGCGGACAAGAGCGGCTTCCCCAACGGCTACGGCTTCGACGGCTGGCTCTGCCCGGTCAAGGGCGGCGGGATGTCCGTCTACAACACGATCACGGGCTCCGGCACCGTCACGGCGGCTCACCTGTCGATGGGGAAGGCTCTCGCGGCGGCGCTCTCGGGGGCGGGCACGATCTCGGCGGCGTCCCTCTCCCTCATCGTCCAGCTCGCGGCGGCCCTGGCTGGCTCGGGCACGATCTCCTCGGCCACCCTTCAGGCGGTGACGTCGCTCGCGGCGGCCCTGTCCGGCTCCGGCTCGGTCTCCGCAGCGTCCCTCTCCCTCATCGTGTCCCTGGACGCGGATCTCTCCGGAGTGGGCGGCATCTCGGCGGCGAATCTTCGCGGCACCGCGAGCCTAGAAGCGGATCTCACCGCTCTCGGGGATCTGCTCACGTCGTCGAACGTCGGCCAGCTTGTGTGGGCTCAGATCCTCGAAGCGGGATTCGATGCGTCCCGTATCCTGCGGATCATCGCGGCGGCGACGGCGGGCAAGGTGAGCGGGGCTCCAGGGGACGAAGTGTTCCGGAATCTCGGAGACACGAAGGATATGATCGCCGGAACCTCCGACGAGGACGGCAACAGGGACTCCGCGACGTACGGGAGCTAATGTGGCGTGGTTTCCGAAAGGCTGGTTCTCCGCGTCGTGGTGGACCCGAAATTGGTTCCGGGTCGAAACGGAGATCCCTCCGGAGCCGGAAGAGGGCGGCAACGGAGTCACGATCGAGATGTTGCGGACCCTGCTCGGGCGGCGTCGCGCGGGTAGACGCGAAGAGGACGTGGCGGCTATACTGGCCGCATTGGAGGCTGGCGATGAGCTGTGAAGCACCCGACCTGGGAGGCCGCTTCTCGGCGTTCCGCGAGAAGGCGGTCGAGTACGTCAATCGGAAGGTGCCGACTTACAGGGTCTACGCGATGCAGATCGAGGCTCCCCCGCAGCGATTCAAGGTCAAGCTCCCGGACACGCCGGGCGGGCAGGGCGGCATGATCGGAGGCCGGCAGCACGACTGGCTGATCTGGAACGCGGAGCTTGGCTACCGAGTGGTCCGGGAGATCGATTTCGGGGTCGAGTGGGCGAAGGCGTGACATGGACACCAACCTGGCGGACGGGGTCTGGTACGTCGGAGTGATCTCGGGATTCGGGGATACGATGGCCTGGCAGATGCCCGCGGAGATCGAGCCCGGATTCCTCGACAAACACTCGATGGAGGATCACGTCAAGGCGAGGTATTTCACGTTCTACCAGGTCGGCCCGTCCGGAAGGGTCGGCGCGTCTCCTTGGTTCGGCTACGCATCCAAGATTGCGCCTCTGGGGGAATGGGCGAGGCTTCAGTCAAGGACGATCGTTTGGATGGTCGAGGCCGACCGGGACGCCAAGCGGAAACTCGACGCCATGTGGGGCCAGGTCGCGGCGAAGAGCGGAGGGCTTTCGATCGTAGAGGGCGGCAGGGAAGTCTGATGGGCAAGGTGCTCTCTCCGAAGATCGAACTCGATCGGTTCCTCGATCGGAGTACGACGATCTTCGCGGAGGCCGTCTTGGGGATCGTCGGGCTCTATGTGAGGAGCGGGACATCCCCGCTTCCGGCGGACCTCGAGGAGTTCGGCGACCTGATCCGGCACACCCAAGGGCAAGCCCATCTCTTCGGAGCGAGGCGGCTTCTCCTGGAAGTCGACTCGAGGCGGGCGAGGTACGGGCTGGCGTCATCGTGGAAGTATGAGGACATCCCGACTCCCCTGGTGCCGAACGTAGAGCCCGAGAGGGCGATCGCGGACCTCGTATTCCGGGAGCCTCGACTGGCGAGGACAGCGGAGGCGGTGGCGCAGCTCTACAACGAGGGATACGGTTTCGCGATGGCGCGATCGTCCTCCGAGGTGATCACGGAGAGGGCGAAGGATTATATCGCGGCGTACCTGACCGGGAACGGTCGAATGCCCGATACGGCCCAGGCGATCGCGGACCTCGGCGGCTGGGCTCGCGCCTACGGCGAGACGGTCTTCCGGACCAACGTGACGACGGCCTACGCGAACGGGCGGCTCTCGATGGCGACGGATCCTGTGGTGTCCGATTTCGTGGCGGGTGTCAGACGGGTCGAGGTTCTGGACTCGGATACCAGGCCGAATCACAAGGCGAGTCACGGAATCATGGCCTCGGCGTCATCGAAGGTCTGGGTAGATCACGGAGTGCCCGGTGGGTATAACTGCCGGGGGACGTTCGAGATCGTCGATGTGATCGAGGCCGAGCGCATGGGAGTGAAGCTCGTCAACGGGAAGCTCCCGGAGCCGCACATCCCGGCGGGAGCCTACAACGATCCGGGCTTTACCGGGAAGACGTCGGGCTTCAGGTTCTAGGGGGGCGCGAGATGGCGGAGAGGTTCGGGGCGAACGCGCCGCGGAAGAAGCTCACGTTACGACTCTCGGCGGACGTGTACTCGAAACTTCACGCCTACGCTTCCGAGCGGATGGCCCCTCATAACCGGGTGATCGAGAGGGCGGTCGTCTGTTTCCTGTCGGCAAAGTGCCCGTCGCGCAAGAGCGACGCCAAGTGACGGCACAAGCCGTAACGTAGTCCGCGAGTCTGGACCACGGACCCAGTCCGCGGATAATCAGGGTCGTGAGCGACAAGAAGATCCGCGGATACAGCGCCAAGCAGAATCCCGACGGCACCTGGGACATCCTCGGAGTTCCCGCGTACGGGGCGAATTCCAGATCGTTCGGCAAGATCCCCGTCACGGTAAACGGGAAGATCGAAGAGCAGGAGATCGGGATCAATCACGACGCCGACTGGCTCAAGAAGGCGATCGAGACGGCGAAGCTCGACTACGAGGAGCGCGGCTATATGGCCCCGCTCCACATCCACCACCACGGCGACTCGGACAAGGTCGAGCGGGCCGGATTTTTCATGCCCCGCGAAGTGAGGCGGATGGTCTACGGCGGGAAGCCGCTAGACATCCTCTTCGTCGACCTACTCAAGATCCCGGATCGGGTCTATCGGCTTGTCAAGGCTGGGGAGCTGCCCTATCGGTCGGTGGAGGTCTCCCGCGAGTCCGACTCGGAACCGGAGATCAAGTCTTTGGCGCTCCTGGAGCATGAACCGCCGTATTTCAAGCTCCCCCTGCTGACGATCGAGAACGAGGCCGCCTGTGTGTCTTCCTCGGTCCAGGATGGGACCCTCTTGGCGGCCTACAAGGCTGGCGGGAGCGTCATCAACTTTCTCTACAAGGCGGAAGACGTCGAGGAAGACAAGAAGTCCGAAGAGAAGGCCGCCCCCGCCGTCGAGGGCAAGCCGGGCGGGGACGCCAAGGCCGACGACGAGACGAAGAAGATCGAATCTCCGGAGATGGAAGGAAGCCTCATGGAAAAGATCCTCATGCTCCTGACCGCGATGTGCCAGAAGATGGGCGTCGGCATCGGCGACGACAAGGCCGCGATGGGAGGAGGCCCGGCCGAGCAGCCTACGGGCAAGGAGGAGAAGGAGATCTCCGGAGGGAATCCCGTGCCGGCGGCGGCCTTCAATGCTCCCGCGGCGTCCTTCGATCCCGCTGAGTGGGCCAAGATGCGCGCGGAGATCACATGTCTCAAGGAGCAGATCAAGGCGTTCTCCGCCGAGAGGGAACTCGATGCCAAGGTCGACGGCGCGGTGGCCGAACTCCAGGGGCGGCCCGTCACCGAGAAGATGAAGGCCGAGCTGCGTGCTGCGGCCGCGCTGGGCGATAAGGCCCTGGCGATGTACGTCTCGACCGTCAAGAGCTACGTTCCGCAGGACCCCCCGGCGGATCCGCTGGCGGGACAGATCGCGGCGGCGGCGGGCGGGGATCCGATGCCCGCGGAAGTCCTCGAGTACCAGGGGAAGGGCGAGAAGGCTCTGGCCCTGGCGGTCGAGTCCTGGAAGGCTTACAAGGCCCTCGGAAGCCGGGTCGGGCAGACGGGCCTCAAGGCGTGGCTGGCGCGGAACGTCGCGGCGGGGATGGGGCAGTCCTTCCTCGCGATCAACTGATCCTGGACGACGACGAAGGTCGAAGAAGGAGAACGACATGGCCCTGAGCGCGAATCGGTTCTACAAGATGAAGCCCCGCGGGGCTTTCGCGAACCCCCTGGCGATCAAGGTCGCCAACGGAGTGACCCTCTACGCCGGGGCCTTGGTCGTCTCCAGAGCCGACGGATACGCGAACATCAGCGCGGACGCGGCGGGCGACAAGTTCGAGGGGATCGTGCTGCGCAAGGTGACGGGGGACACTTCGGCGACCCCCAACCCCGAGGCCGAGATCGACGCTTCCGGGCCGACGCTGGAAGCGGTGTCGGTGACTGGAGCTACGGCGCAGTCGGACGTGAACTCCCTCGTCTACCTGACCAGCGACGACACGCTGACTCTCTCGGCGACCACCAACCTCAAGGCGGTGGGCCGGGTCACCCGGTGGTATTCCGGGACCACCTGCGACGTGAAACTGTTCACGCCCGAGGAACACGCGGCCCTCAACTAGTAGGGGCCTGACAAGGACGAATGACGGAGACGCCAAGAGCGTAGGAGAAGAAGATGGCCCAGATCGCCCACACGACCGCGCAGTTCCTCCAGTGGATCCGAAACACCTACGCCGACCAGTACGCTCGGTCGGTCAACGAGGTGTCTCCTGGGCTCGCCAACGTGATGGAGCGGGATGTCCCCTCCGACAAGCTGATCGAGTACTACGGCTACTTCCTGGCTGCTCCACACATGAAGCTGTGGCGGCGCGGTGAAAACATCTCCTATGACAGCTTCGATTCCGTCTCCTGGTCGGTGCAGAACTACGACTGGGGGATGGCGGTCGACTGGCACATGAACGACCGCATCTTCGACCAGACCAAGTCGCTGATGGACCGGATCAAGGACGTGGGCCGTAGCGCGGTCAGGGTACACGAGCGGGTCTTCTTTCAGTACCTCCAGGGGCAGACGGACAACGACCTGATGCCCTTCGTGCCGAACGCTCCGGACGGGGCCGCCTTCTTCGCCACGACCGCCGGAGGCGCAAACCGCTTCGGCGTGTCGAGCGGGAACCTGATGACTGGAACTGGCGTGGCGACGGCCGCGGCCATCAGGACGGACCTCTGGAACGCGGTGGAACAGTTCCGGCTCATGCAAGACGGCAAGGGCCAGCCTTTCTGGAATCCCGGGATCATCGACCAGGGAATCACGGTGATCTACGGCGCGGGCAACTCCCAGGTGTTCGCGGAGGCGTTCCAGCAGAAGCTGACCCAGGGGTCCTCGGCGGGCGTGAGCAACATCATCCTCGACGCGGATCTGAAGGTCACGCTGTGGCCGACGCTCTACATCGGGGACAACGACTGGTACGTCTTCCTCAACGGTGCGCCAAAGAAGCCGGTGTTCCACCAGGCGGCGATCGGGCTTCAGGAGTTCTACGAGAACGTGGACAACTCCGAGCGGGCGCGGAACACCAAGCTCGAATCCTACAAGGTCATGGCGACCTGGGGCTACGGGCTCGCCCTTCCCATCGGAGCCGTCAAGGTCAACAACTAGGCATCAGGACCGCGCTCGCTGGTTGAGCGAGAACCCTCCCCGTGATGCGGGAGGTCCGTGAGTCGGAAAGGAGAACGAAAATGGCAGAACCCACACGCCCCGGACTCGTCACGCTCGGATCTCTTCTCGGCGGGAAGGGCGGGAACGATTTCCCGCCCGCGCCGGTCCATCAGGATGCCCTGGTCAAGGACCCTCTGCCCCCGATCAGCGCGAGCAACAGCAGGGAGGCGAAGCTCGGGTGGTATCACCTGGGGACGCTCCCTGGGTGCCCGCACCAAACCGTCCACGTGAGCGCCAGGGGCGAGGGGTTCAAGATCGCGGCGGCGTTCACGAAGGCGGCCGAGACGGTCCTGCTGGACCGGGGGACCGGAACGACGTCGAGATCCCTCCGGAGGGGGGATTTCATCCAACTGACGGAGGCGGAGGCGAAGGCCCTGGTAGAGAGGGTCAAGCAGAAGGTCGTCCGGTGGACGTCGCGGAAGGACTCGAGGGGCTTCATCCTCGACATGACGGACAAGCGATACCAGCGGTCGGTGAACGACGAGCCGCTGGGGAGGTTCCTCTTCCTCAAGCGGGTTTCCGAGGACGCGGCGCGGGCACTGCTGGACCCGATCAGCGCCGATGGAGACGTGGCCCCGATGGATGTCCAGCACGACTTCAAGGTGGAGCCGGAGGTTGCGGCTTCGGTCCAGAGGGGGAGGAAGGAGTAATAGATGGCTTCCCCGACGAGGGCCGAAATCGAGGGCCAGATCAAGCAGATGGCCAAGATCGCCAACGAGTTCCGCAAGTTCTGCGGGACTCATGTGGCGGCCGGATCGTCGGTCAACGTCGGGGACAACTTCGTCAATATGGAGGACACGTTCCTCCAGTCTCTCGAGTCGAACTACGGGGACCTGTATTCGTCGGCCTTGAGGGATTTCAGGTCGGCCCTTGTCCTGGCGATGCAGCGTGTGCCTGGAATGATCTCTCCCGGGATCGCGGACTACGCCAAGTTCATCGGCTACCCGGAGCTGTCGACGGACGCGATGATCGGCCGCATCTACGACTACATGATGGACAACACGCTGAGGGTGACGTCCAGGCAGTTCACGTTCGGTACGCCGACGTTCTCCGGTGCGGTCGGGAACGGAATGATTCACCGGCTCAACCTCGACGAGCGGTCCCAGACGATCGAGGCGCAGACGGCGGACACGAAAACGGCCGAGTGTACCGCGGACGAACATTCGGGGGCCAGGGAACACGAGGAGATCTTCTACTTCGCGGGCTCCGCGGCGGAACGGGACATCCTCAAGTCGTCCGGATCCGGCCGGGGGGGGTCCATCAAGGCGCTCTCGGCGAACGACTCGTTCAGATTCATCTCGAACCCGTCGTTCTCGCAGTACAGCGGAACGTCGATCACGTCGCTTTCGGCGATCACCGATTGGACGGCGAGCTCGTCGGTCACGAACTTCGAGATCGACCAGACGAACTACTACAGGGACTTCTCGGGAGACTCAACCCCGGCGTCGTTGAAGTTCAAAGCAAACGACAAGATCGTTCAGAATTTCAACGTGAAGCGAGCCCAGTTCAACCCGAGGGCTCCTCACTATCTCCAGATCGCCTGGAATCGCTCAATCGGCTCCGGAGACGGGACCTTGACGTTGCGTCGCGGGTCGAAGTCCACGAGCGTCGTGCTGGCGGCTCAGAGCGGGTGGCAGATCCTAAAGATGCCCATCGATCAGGATCTCTGGTTCCGCAACTGGAACCAGGAGGATCCGAAGATCGAGATCGAGCTTTCGAGCCGCACGACGGGCTACGTCCTGGT